CGTCCACCTGATCGACGGCAATCAGCATCATGGTTTCCCTGTCGTTGTTAAACGCCAGCCTAGTAGCCATGTGATTGTTATTATCGGGGACGATTTCGTCGATCCAATAAGATACGCCGCCAGCCCCGCCAGCCGCCGCCACAAATGTTTTAAATGCCGCGCGACTCATCCGAATGCTTGTCCTGCTGTGAAGCCGTACCAGGTAGTCCCACCGTCATGCGTGATGAATACAAAGTAATCCACCGCGCTGGCAGTAGCCGTTAGCGTTGGTGCTGTGGCTGAAGGCCAATCTACTGCCGCAGGCCATGTAACCGTATACCCGGAAGCGCTGGCGTCCTGGACGATCTTTAATGTGAAGGCCGAAACCTTGCCGCTCGCTGCCGGGTTGCTGAACGTGAAGGTCGTGTTTTCTGTCAGCGTATGGCTGAAATTGGTGCCGGATTGCAGGTCGACAGTCGTGGAATTCGAGCTGGAAGTGACCGCGCCATATTCTTCGGAAATGCCATCATCGAACGTCACCACTCCATTCGCATCCGCCGTCACCGCTTTACTGGCTTCAGTAGCGCCGAGCGTCGCGATGTCGAGATAGTTGATTTCTGCGGCGGTAGCCGTCACGCCGTCAAGGATATTCAATTCCGCCGTCGTGACCGTGGCGCCGTCCAGGATCGCAAGCTCCGTTGCGTCGACGCCGCCTACAGTGTTCCCATTCAAATCCAGATTCCCGCCGAGCTGCGGTGTGGTGTCGTCAACGAGATCAAACGTCAACGCGCTGAACGTGATGAATGTCGAGCCGTTATATACCTTCAGCGCGTCCGAGCCGGTGTTGAAATACCAATCGCCAGCGGTCAGCGCGTCGCCATTAAGGTCGGTCGTCGGATCGCTTGCCGCAGCGCCCAGGTAAAACCCCTCGATTGCATCGAGTGACGCTGCCGCGCTAGTCGCCGATGCCGCCGCTGCGGTTGCGCTGCTCGCGGCAGCGGTCGCGCTAGACGCCGCATTAGTTGCGGATGTTGATGCGGCGCCTGCATCCGTCACAAAATCCTCGAGAGCATCGGGGAATCCCTCGACATAATTCAAGCCCTCAAAATCCGCGAGCGTATAGGTTCTGCCGTTTAAAGTAACCGGGAATGCCATTAAATAATCTCCTCGATAGTCATGGTGCGACTATATCGCGACAGCGTTGTGTTTTCGATGGCGCCGATCTCCGCGACCCGTCCATAAATGTTTTGCGTCAGCCAGGTCGATGAATCACTCGGCTGCGGAATGACCAGGACATCTTTCGATACGCCTTTCACCCGGTCGATGGCGTTAAATACGTTTTGGAATATCTCGCTCTCGGGCAGATGGATCAGGTCGAACGTGATCCGTCGATATTTGCGGACCTCATCGACAAACACCTGGCCGCCGCGTGATTTCGTCACCCTGGAATCATCGACGAATTCGATCTCGACGCCGTTCGCGTAGTTGATCGTCGGCTGATATGCCGGGCCTGCTATCAAGCGCCCGGCCTCGAGATAGCCATCGGAATTAGTCGAATCGCTAATGTCCAGGCGCAAGTATCTCGCGATCTGCGGTGATGCCAGCAGATTGAACGTGCTGGCATTGTAGAGACTGATCAATTCAGACGTCGGCAATCCGCCCCAGGTGAAAACGCCCCAGGGCGATCCGCCGAATCCCTCGATAGGCACCCAGGCGTTGATTTCGCCAGAGTCATAAATAAACGTCGAAAAGTTGTCATTCGATAAGCGCCAGCGCACGGTCGCCGATATCGTCAGGTTGTGAGCGATCAGCGCGAAAAAATCCATGATCTTCTGCGAACCGAAGTCGAGATCGATCTGAGCGCTGGTCGCGCTACTGGTGCGCCACACCTTCACGATCTGCAAATCCTGGAGATTTGTGACCGGCAGCGATGCCGCAGCAGAATCCGCCGTGATGCTCGAGGCCGTGTCGACGTAGTTATTCGCGGAAATGATAATGTTTTCAGCCATTTAGCCCCACAGCTCCAATTCGACTTCGTTCGATGCCGCATCCTCGGTGATCGTGATAACGCGGAACTTCTTGCCGCTGGTCAGATTATACCGATCAAACGCGATCTGCACGATGTCATTCAGCTTTAACGTGTAGGGCTGCGTCTTTACCCTGATCGTATAAAAGTCTCGCTGAGAGCCATACAAGGCCAGCAGGCGAGTCGCCTCAGTGCTGGCAGCGCTGGACGCCGAAAATAACGCCGGGACGACCAGCTCCTCAGAATTCGGGTAAATCGTGCGAATGCTCGCCGTGTTGTCTGACTCAAACAGCATTTCCCGCACCAGGTAATCCCGCTGCGCGGTCGTGACCGATGCCCCGAAATCGCTCTCGCTCATCACTCGATAGTTTTTGTCATACCCGACGCGAACTCGGTGGTTCGGTGTTGCCGACGATTGGCGCTGCACCTCGATGATGTTGGTCAGATCGAACTCGGCATCAGCCGCCCCGGTCGCCAGCTCCACGCGAGCCATCTGGAATTCGCCGTCTCGGTTGAAACCATAAAACGCGCCGACGGTGTTGGCTATCTGATCCAGCACCTCGAGGATCGTTGTCGAATCTTTGACATATATCCCGATTGTCGAATTGTTGGCAGTATTCATCGCCGTCAGGGATGCCGTATCCAGGTCGCCAGGATCAGCCAGGCCGCCGTAAGTCGTGACGATCTCCCTGGCAATGTCCGCCGCGCTGGTCAAGTAAGTGCTGCCGCTGTCGACATACCCCTGGATGTCCGCCGTGATGATCCCGGTCGGAGCTGCGACCAGTGTGATTTTCCCGTTCGTCAGGTCGACCGTGTAGTCAGTCGTCAGCGTCAGCGCGACACCGCCCTCATAAACAGCCGAGACGGCATTGATCTCGCCGTCGTTCACTTGGTAGACCCGATTCGTTGAGTCGATCAGAACCGGCTCGATGTTCCTGACCTCGCCAAAACATAGCGGGATCGGCGTTCCCAGGACATTCGCCGAGAGCGCGACATCGGTATAAACATTCGGCGGGAATTCGATCTCGAAATCTTCCTGGTTGTCCCGCAGGACGACCTCGACGGTTTCGTCATCGAACTCGATGGTTTTCGACTCGCCTTTAAATATGGTGAAGAAATTGGAAATCCCGGCCCCGAACTCGCCGACCCGCACCTCGACTGATCGACTGTCCCAGGCGTACCCGGCGAAGTCATCCAGCTCGCCGTCGCCATTCGATAGGATCAAATTCCCATAACCTGGGCGCGAGAATCCGCCGACCCTGCCGCTGCTGAACATAGTGCGCGAAAACGTGATCGGCTCGACCAGGCGCGGATCGAAATACTGGTTCGCCGGAGTATCGCCGGGCTCAGTGACGAAACCGCTGTCTGAGTAGTAGAGCGTCAGCTCGGTCGCGCCGCTGACATCATAGGGCTTCAGAATAGCGATATATGAGAGCTGGACGTTTCTCTTTGCGACCAGCTCCGCGAGCGTAGTGGCGAAAGACATTACCGAACCCCAGCGGGTCGGCGACCACTAATTTCCCTCGAGAGCTGCCGCCGCAGCATGACGATCTCATCCTTCATGTCATTGATGGATTGCTGCAAATCGACGCTATTGCCCTTGATCGGTGAGACCGTACCGCCTCGGTTCGGGATAAACAGCTCCGGGCCATCCTCGCCGACCATCGACGCCTGGCCGCGCTCTAGTGGTCCGCCGAACTGGCGACCCTGCAAGTAAAGGCTGCCGCCGACCACGCCATCGGCACGATTGAATAGCTTTTTGACATGATCGTCGAAACTGAAATTCAAGATCATGCTTTGAAGATTGCTGATCATCCTGATCAGCTCATCGATCATTGATTGCTGGAATGGGCCAGAAAATTCATCGCTCACATTCGGGAAAGTGCCACCCTTAAATATGGCCTCTCGGATGCGGTCGAAGATATTGCCTTCCGTATTGATCACGTCACCCTTTTCAGCGATTTCGACCAGCTTGTCGAAAACACCTTCGAGAATCTTGTCGATGATCTCGGTCACATAGTCGACTGTGAATGTGGGCTTGCCGCCGAACATTTCATCGGTGACCGCATTGATCGCATCCACCACCCCGGTTTTGATCGCGGTCTGGAATGTTTCCATCGTCGTCAAAATTGTATTCACGACATTCGCGATGCCCTGGGCAAGACCCTCAGTGCCCGAAACATCGCCGGGTCCGAAATAGGTTCGGAAAAGCTCGAACCAATCAAAATTGTCGATTGAGCCGTAAGTGCCGCCAAACAATCCGCCGAGTGCGAACTTGGGCAGCCGCCCGGAATTCAGTGCGTCGAAGAATCTAGCGCCGAACTTATTGACCGAGCTGGCGCGAATCACATATTCGCCATCGGAGAGCATTGCAGGAACCCGGTCAGCCGTCGGGCCGCCTGGGCCGCTTACTTGTCCGCCCGTTGCAAAACCTTCCACCATGCCGCCGTCACGCAGCCCAGGGATCAGGTTTTTCAGAAAACTAATGCCGACCGATGCAATGGCAGCCGCCGCGATCTGCTCGAGCGTCCGAACCACTGCATCCTTGAACGATGAAAAGCTCGAGAGAGCGCCAGAGAAGAATCCGCCGAGCGCGGATGTCAGATTGCCCAGGGCCGCACCGAATCCGCCCAGGGCCGAACCAGAGCCCGTAAACAAGCGCTTCACCGCTTCCTCGAAGTTGGTGACGGGCTGAGTGCCGAAGCAGTTTGTGATTGCCGACTTGACGCCGCCAGCTCCGACTAAATCTTTGACAAGCGCGTCTAGGGCGCCGGTCCCGCCGGTCACCTGATCGAGCTTGTCGAAGAACTCCTCCACTGGAGAGCCATCGAACGCATCGCGAACGGATTGCTCGAACTCGGTCAAATCGACCTGGTTCAGCTCTTTGATTTCCGCGTTCACTTTCTCGGTCGCGATCTGATATTCCCGCGCGTCGATTTCGCCCTTTTTATAGAGCGCGCTCAGATCGGCGAGCTTGTCATTCAGCTTTGAGATTTCGTTTTCGGTTTTCTTTACTTCGTCCAGAACTTCGCGCTGGGATGCGGTGAGCCCGTCGGCTGCTTTTACTGCGTCGACCAGCTCCTCGCCCAGCTCTTCCAGGCGACGATTCAATGTCTGGATTTCTTCACCAGCCGGGTCGAAGCCCTTATCGGTCAAAACCTGGATCGCGGTGTTCACCTTGTCGATTTCTTCGCGAACTCGGCGACCCTCAAATGTCACGCCGGTCAGCTCTTCGACGGTATTCAGCAGCGCGTCATTGAAATCCTGGGTCGTCGCCTCGGTGTTGTTCACCGTTTTCTCGAAGTCAGCGATTTCCTTCTGGAAGTCGACAATTTCATCGGCGCCCGTCCGCGCAGCTTCGCGCAAATCCTCGAGCGCTTCGCGGAATGCGTCAGTCCTGGCAGCGGCTCGGATTTCTTCGGTCGCCACATAATCGACCGTATCTCCGAAGCCCTCGAGCGGCGGATCGGTTTTCTTAACCGTATCCTTCAGATTGTCGACGGCTTCCTCGAAGTTGTCGGTTTCTTTGGTCGCCTTTTTAGTCGTGTCGGTATTATCTTCGACCTGATCCTCGGAATCGCCCAGGATGCCTTTGAAGAACTTGACCGCTTTGCTGACCTTATCCGTTATCCCCAGGTAGTCGTCGAGCGCCTCGACTGAATCCATTATCTCGCTGCGGAAGTTGTAGATCACCGCGCCGAGCGCGCCGATTCCTGCAATGAGCAGGCTGATCGGTCCACCTAGCGCCGCCAGGATCGCAGCCATTCCGCCCAGGGCTTTCACCAGGGCGAGAATCGCCGTCGTGAACTGGACGACCTTCATCACGACTAGGGCGCCGATCAGCAGCTTGAAGCCCCGCACAATCGTATCGAGATTGCTCAATAACCACTGAAAACCCTTCAGCAGTTTCCCGGTCAGCGGAACGGCCATCTCGGCCATTTTGTCTGCGACATCCTCCATGATCGGAGCGGCCTCGCCGAGCCCGTCGATCATTGCAGCCTGAACTCTCCGCTGGAGCAGGAACATCGCATCATTGAAGTTTTCGACCGCCGGGGCTGATCGGCTGTTGATGCTGATCCCCAGCTCTCGCATCCTGGCTTCAGTCTCTTCAAGCGATTCGCGACCGCCCTCGAGCATATTCACCATCGCCGCGCCTTCGGAGTCGAATAGCTTGAACGCCAGGCGCAGCCGATCCGCCGGGCTTTCGACCTCGGAGAATGCGTCCGCCAGAACCTTCATGCGCTCGGAGAGCGGCAGCCGTTGCAGCGCGTCAGCGTTTATCCGCAGCTCCTCGAGCGCGGCTTTCGCCTCACCCGTGCCAATGGCCGCCTCCGCCGTGCGCCTCGTGAAGCGCTGGAGAGCCATGTTTGCGGTGTCGCTAGATATCCCGGCAAGCTCTGCCTGGGTTTGGAATTTGAAAAGCTCGTTCGCCGTGACGCCGAGCTTTTGTGATGTCTTACCGAGAGCATCAGCAGTTTGCAGCGCGCTTTTCGCCATCAAGCCAAAACCGGCAGCACCAGCAGCAGCGCCCAGGGCAGCGGTCATGCCGCCCAGGCTGCCTTTGATTTTGTCGACCGCTTTTGTGGCCTGGTTGAGATTGCCTTTCAGCGAGTTGATGGCTTTGGATGTCTGATCCTTGCCTTCAAATACGACCTTGACGGTTTGGTTTGCCACTCATCGCCTCGCTGCGCTGCTTCTGATATTCCTCATCTTGTATCGTGAAGAATAACGACCATTCGATAAACTCATCGACGGACATTTCGGCCTCGAGCTGGGAGACGGTCATCCCCAGCTTTTCAGCCAGCACAAACCGGAATCGCCTGTCCGCCGACTCTCTTAGTTTTTTTCGAGCGCCTCGGCATCACCCGACATCACCTGATTGGCAATGCGTGCGACGACGTTGGCGTCGACATCATTCCGCAGCGCGTTTTTATCCTCAATCGTGAACAGCTTGTCGCCATTCTCGTCGACCAGCTTCATAATCAGCAGCTCGGCCAGGGTATCAGCGGCGGATTGCTTTTCCGTCAAATACTGCAAGCGACCCTGATCCTTCAGAGTAAAGGGCGACGAATAAGCCACCATCGGCCCATCCTCGTCGCCCCACTCCTCGATCTCGATTCGCTTTAACGGCTTTGCCTTGAAATGCTCAGTCGCTCGCTGGATGGCGCGCGACTTCGATTTCTCGGCGGCCATTACGCTACAGTGCCTTCAGTCAGCGCGCCGTCACCCTGGAGCGACAAAGAGGCTTCGACCAAACCGTCGAAAGAGCTGTTGATCGTGCGCCCGGTCACGATAGCCGCGCCAGAAAGCAAGTGATCGCCAGTTGTGTCGCCTTCGACCTGGAAATTGACAGTAACCTCGCTGCCGACAGTCAAGGCGCCCTGGCCGGACGTGTCAGTATCGTCGAAAAAGATATCGACTGATCCGCTCCAGCTCTTCAATGAAGTCTCGAACGTGCGATAGGTATCGCCCATGCTGGTCGACTCGATGGTGTCCATCGTCTCGTCTACGCTGAAAGATCGGATTTCCGCAATCGCAGCAGAGCCGACTTTCACGGTGCCATTGTTCCCCGTAAGTGTTGCCATTTAGTTTGCCTCCTCGGCTTTCGGTGTTGCGGCTCGATCTTTCGATTTCGCCTTCGGTTTTGCCTTTGCTGACTCAGTAGTCCAGCCGTTCATTATGAGCCGACCCGCGTCAAGCTCATAAACCGTGATCGGGTCGCCGCCGCCTGGGGGCCACACCTGAATTCGTTTTGCCATGTCATGCTCTCCTTTATACGGCGGTATCGACCGCATTCTCGAGCGTGACATATTGAACCGTCACGCCGATTTTTCCGATGGCGACGGGTTGATCCCCTTCGCCTGAGAAATCCGCATCGAACGACACGACCCTGGTATCTTTTGCCAGGCCGCCCCGCGTGATATCCGCCGCGAGTGCTTCTTCTATTTCCTCGCTAATTGTATCCAGATCGTCATCGAAATTCGATACCCCCTTGACAAATGCGTCGACCGTAATGGTCAGCGTTCGCACCTGAGTGCGCGGTGGGTTGATCGTCTGGACCTCGACCTCTTCGGTGTCGGTATAGATTGCCAAGCCGGGCAGCTTGTTTTCAGCCAGGGGATAAACCCGTGTCCGGTATACGTTGCTGCCGGTCGTCGCCAGCCCGGTCAGTGTCGTCACGATATTGTCGCGGATTTGCTTCCGAACGTGCGCCATTACTGTTTCTCGAGCTGGAGCATTGTGGTCCCGGTGCCGTCATCCATCACGACCCGGATAATGTAATTCGTTGAATTTACCGTCAGCGCGTCACCTTCGGCAGCCGCCGAAACGTCGCTGGTCTTGCAGTGAAAAATCGGCGCGCTGCTCGCTACCGGGACAAACCCACCCGCCTCGATGGGCTCAAATTCATCATCAAAAATCCCGGTGATATTGGCAGCAGCTCCGCCGCTTGGCGTATAGGTGGCCGTCACGCCGAAATCGTCAGCGCTGAAAAATACAGCTCGCTCGATATCGGTTTCGACCGCCATTTACTTCGCCGCTTTCTTTCTGGTTGCCTTGGGCTTCGCAGCGCGATTGTCTGCGTCGATTTGATTCGCTTCAGTCCATGCGACCGCGCGACCTCGAGAAATCAGCCAATGGCCGTCTGCATCGCTTACATCGAGCGCGCTCCCGACTTCCTGGTGTTCGCCCTTCCAGGCGATTGAGCTTACCAATTTAACTTTCATATTTACCTCGAAGAAAAGGCGCCCCGAAGGGCGCCGTGGTTTGCGTCTTAGGTAGTGACGTCCAAGATAGCCGCGAAGCTCTCCGCGTGACGGACTGCAACATCGATATCCTGGTACATAGCGATTCGAGTCGCGCCGGTGCTTGATCCAGTGTAAGGATCGACCAGAACGTCGAGACCGCCGAACATACCGATCATCAGATCGTTGAAGTTTCCGAAGATCACCGCAGAACAAACGCCAGAGCTTGTGCCCTTCGTCAAGTCAGACGGCACAAGCGTAGAGCTTGCGACGTTGTACCCGAGCAGCGTATTGGTGTCGTTCAAGATGAAGTTGCCTTCAACACCTGATGCCTGGCGGCTGGTTTGACGCATAGCGCCGACGACCTTGGGGTTCGTCAGGTATGCCAGGCTTCCAGATAGAGCGTTGTCGATTGCGACTTCCTTCTCGAGATCAACCAGCTTCGCGTATGTGATCGCTCCGCCGTTGGTTCCCATAGCAACCGAACCGATGCCGCTGGTTCCGGTGATGCCGGTGGGCTCGTTAGAGCCGCCGCCTTCGATAGCCACTTCGTCGATCTTCGCCGCGAACTGGCGGGTCAGATCGTCGCGGATGACCTGCTCGACACTAGGATCGGACTGCATGGACAGCTTGCGAGAGATATCGACATACTGCACCAGAGTCTTGGGTGACATCGTTACCTGGCGGAACGTGGGCGCGCCTTCTGCACCGGGCGCTGCGTTTTCAGCAACAAACCCGACTGCGGTTTTCGCGTTCAGCGCAGGAATGGCAACGTCGCCTTTCAAGCCCTGCATCATGCGAGCGCCCAGGCCAGAGATCACCAGGTTCGCGCGCAGCGCGTCGATGAACTCACCGCCCAGGTGATCGGTTGGCTTCAAGAATCCGCCGTTAGCGTCAGTGCCAGCAACCAGATCACGCTTGAAGATGCTTTGCGGAACGTAGAAGCCGCGAGGCTCTTTGCCGTAGCGCTTGGCAAGCTCTTCAGATACTTCGCGCTCGAAGCCGTCAAAACGGCCAGTTTGCGCGGAGCGGATAGCGTTGATCAGGCTATATTGTCGCTCTTCCTTCTGGGTCAGCTCAACGTCAGCCACGTCCAGAGGCTTGTCGGCAATCTTGTCCAACAATGCGCCTCGGAACTGGGCGAGCGTCATGCCCTGGCGGATAGACTCATCAGCGAATGATCGCTGATTGTGCTTGGCAGCCAGGCCCAGGATTTCGTTGATTTCTTTGGATCGTTCGGCAGCGGCTTCCGCGCGTACCTGATCCAAATCGATATGGTTTTCCTGTTCCATGATAGGAACCTCCTTCTCGATGGGTTTGATGGTAGCGGTGTCGGATACCTCGACCGAACGCCCCACACCGACGGACGGGTCGGCGGGAAGTGAAACGATAGAGACCTCCATGATTTCGGCGTCAATTACTCGAAACAGACCTTGATCGTCCCTGTCTCTTTCCATCTTCCGAACTTTATAGCCGATTGAGACATTCGAGCGAATGCCGTCGACTACATCCTGATAAACCTCGCTGGCGAGTGTGCCCCTTCCGAAGCGCACCGTCGCCCGGAGACGCCGGGCCGAGCCGTCCAGGTTTACGGATTCGATCACCCCGATCTGTCGCTCGGGGTCGTGATCCAGCAGCAGCGGAGCATGGCCGGATCGCAAAAAGTTTAAATCGAGCGCCTGCTCGGTGTGAACGATCATCTCGCGACCGAATGATCGCTCGACTTCCAGCTCACTCGATACTGACATCTCGACGCGCCGATCATCTTTTTCCTCGATCTCGGCGTGTTCCATCCGATGAAACACCTCGGATTTTGAGAGTCGCTCCTCGTCATAATCGCCGCCAGATTCCTCGATCTCGGGCTCCTCTTCGGGCTCCTCGACCATTGGCTTCGCGAATGTGATGATGATTTCGTCATCGGTCTCGACGACTTCTTTGATATGTCGCTGTTCCACTGCGGCATCCTCTGATTTTTTCATTTCGTCAGTATACTCCGCCTTTTCGTTTTCATCATCAGATGCCAGCGGATGCCCCGCCGGGAAAAGGTCGGTATCGTGTTTTCCTCCCTGGAATCGGTCGTTCTTCATCGCAAACAAAAACGAATTTACCCTGGCGTATCCCCATTGCTCCGGGGAGCCGACGCCAGGGCGCACCGATTCCGGGTTTGTCTTATAAGCGCCAATGCCGCGCTCCATTACTTCGCGCAGCATCTCGAGCGTCACCCGCCGCAGCGGATCGTCGCCGACTTCCTCATTGTGTTCGTCGCGCTTATTCTCGAGCGCGGTCTCGACCTGATCGGAAAGCTGGCGCTCTTCCTTCTTGCCTTCCAGCTTCTTGATCAGCTCGAGGATCGCATCCTTCATGCCTTGCTCGCCGAGCGTACCAATGACGCCCCACTTCATTTGAGCCACCACTCCAGCGACGTTGCTTTTGTTCGGCTCTTCATCTGATAGATGGGCGCCATCCTCAAAATGACGCGCTGCCCAGGCTTCCCGCTCTTTGATCCAATCCAGAACTGAACCGGCTTCATCGCCATCCCGCGCGCGCCCCCATAACCGGAAAGCGTCATTGCCCCGGACATTCCCGCCCAGCGCCCAAATCTCGGAGTTGAATTCCTTTATGTTTTCCGCAAATTCACGGTCGAATTGCGGATATTCGGAATTGCGAAGCGATATCTTCAGATCGTCGCCCTGCTTTGGGAAGTCAGTCGCCATCGGATTCCTCGGTCATCGCATCGAATGATTCGCCGGTCATCAGATTGATTTTGCCGGGACCGTAGGGCGATTGTCCGCCGCCGAACGGCTCGAATGCCAGCTTGAGACCGAACTGCTCGGCCAGCGCCTTATCACGCGCCACCTGGGCGAATACTTCCTCGACATCGCGCCCGTACACGTTAGCGACATCCTGGAGCGATATCAGACCGTTTTGCAGCGCGACGACGTGGGCATTGATCTCTTTCTGGGGATCGACCCACTGGAAGCCGCGCGGTCGGAACTGCGACGCGCTCGCGAACTTGTCGAACTTATCGATGGGCAAGTTGACCGTGCCAATCGTGAACGCATTGATCAACCAGCGCTCATATACCGGCATGACGAAATGCGAAATCATATAGCTCTGGATCATCTTGTAGAAATCACGATCCTCGATGCTGCCCTGGCGGATGCTCGAATAGCTGGTTTGCGTCAGATCATTCGCCAGCGAGTGATAGGAAACGCCGAGACCTGATGCGATGCCGCGCAGGATCGATTTCTCGAAATCACCGAACGCGCTGGTCGGATGCGACGGATCCCAGGGTTGGAATTCGACATCCCTGGGGAGCTGGAAGAATGTGCCAGGCTCCGCATCAGTCAGCGGAACAATGCCATCCTCGAGATCGTCGCCCATAAATCCATCGCCGGATCGGGAAACGAAAAAGCCCATTTTGCTCGCAGCGGTCCTGGCTGCAACCAGCTCCGCTTCGCGATAACCGTGCAGCATCTTCAGCGATGTCAGCGCGGTCGACATCCAAGGAACCCCGCGCGTTTGCTGGGCTCGATCTGGCAAATACAAGTGCAAGATATTCTCGGCCTCGACTCGCTGAGTGCGCCGATCATATTGGTGGAATTGGTAATCGCCGGGATGCTCGGTAAGCATATGGTAAGCGACCGGGCGCCGGTATTGATCGAACTCGACGCCCATCCTGATTTCGTTGCCGTTCGGGGCGCGCTCGTTCTTTTCTTCATCAATCAGATCGGGCTCCAGGAACTCGAGCGCAAATCGGTCCTGGTTGCCGTCATAGTTGACAAACCTGACCAGCGCCTCGCCATCGCGAGCCATCGACTCCGCGACCATTGCCTGGGCATCAGTAAATGACAGCCGTCCGTCGACCGTGCAATTCCCGACTCTGCTCCAGCGGGCCCATTCCTGCTCGATGATCGAGTTGCCGATCTGGTCCAGGCTGCCGTCGACATTGGTGGCCTTCACCTGGAGCGACGCACCGCGCTCTCCGACGACGTTAGTTTTGACCAGGTGAAGATATCGGCGAGCGTATTCGTTGTTCCTGGCAAGCTCTCGGCAGCGATTGCGGAGCGTTTTCAGTGAATAGCGCAGCTCGGAATCCGCCGAGCGCTGCGATGTCACAAAATCAGAAAACAGCCGCCCGGTGCCAGCGCCATCAAATCCGCGCTTTTTGACCGGCTTCGGCTTCCTGCGAAGAAAGTCGAACATTCCCATCAGATAAATCTCACCTTAACCGTGGCCGCTGTTTTGCGTCCGAGCTTGATTTCCTCGAGGCGCTTCATCCGATTAACCTCGGATTGATAGTAGTCGCGCCACTTGATCAGCTCGTCGATTGATAATTTCGTCAGGCTGCGCCCCTGGATTGCGTAATTTGAAACGTCAGAATCAGCTCGCCCCTCGAGCAGCGACTCGATTTTGGTGAGCATTTTCTCGGCATGAAGCCGGGGGTCCGCATTGTTTACGTCCAGGTCGACGATGGCAGTGAACGCGCCACGATCCACGACGATCCGATTGCTGTCGGAATTGCGGACGATCTCGAGCTGCCAGTGATAATAGCCAGGGACAAAATCCGCCGACGTATCCGAATCAGCCGTGAACAAATAGCTGCCGTTATAGGCGGTGCCGGTGAGCTGTATCTCACTCGCGCCGCCGCCGGTGATCCGGGCGATATATGTGGCAGTGTAGTCGGCGGTCGGGTAGTCGGTCGTCAGGTCTGACCGTTTCCATTGAATATAGTCGCCGACGACGATCTCGGACGGTTCGCCCTCCGGCGCGGCTGCGGCATCAAATAGGTTTGCCAATTCCTACCTCCAGTTATTAACGAATCCGCCCGATTTCCTTGAATTCGCGGGCCGCTTTTTGCGCTCGGGTTTTTCACCGCCGCCATCGATTCGCTGGTCGGCGATTTTATCCGCTAGTATATTGACATTGATGCCGGAAATATATAGCGCCGCCATAGCATAACATCGAACGTCGAGCGCTTCATTCCTTCGCCGCTTTTTCACCCATTGCCGTTTTGCATGGCCGCGAACGTATCGCGTGACAAGTTGCTCCGCCGTGAGCTGCAAGAAATACTCAGAATCACGATCATCGGGAAAATGACAGTATCCAGGGCCGGGATCGGTAATCTTCAGCCGCCCATAAACTAATTCTTTCGCAGTATCGGACCCGACCGGATAAAGCCGAACCTTCCCGATGTTGTTTTTGCTGGGGCGCCCGACCAAGGGGCGACCTTCACCGCCGACGCCCTTGATGCCAAATACTCGCCGCGACTCTCGGCCCTTAATATATCGATAGGTCGCCTGAGTATGGTGTCCGCCGGTATCGATGCAAGTCGCGCGAACGCCCAGCTCGCGACCGTCCTGGGTTTCATAGCTGGCGAATAGCACCGCATCGAGATCAGCCCACACCTGGGGCGAGCTGGGATCGCCGGGCAGCACCATATATTCGAGCGACCAGGTTTCTTCGTCTCGACCGACGCCAACCAGCTCAACCTCGAGACGGTCATCCTGGACATCGACCCCGGCGACGACCGTGACGACCTGATCCGGCCAGCGGTCGCCCCAATCCTCGGCGCGATGCTCGAGCATATCCTGATCAACACTGTCGCCCGACTCTTCCCAGGTCTCAGCCAGGGAGACATTCACAAATGTCTGGAGATCGCCGCTTCGCTTTTTCTCGATGAATGATTGCGCGATATCGCCGAGCTTTCGGAAGCAGGAATAAAGCTCGTTTAAGTGATAGCTGGCATGACCTCGGAATTCAGCGGAGCTGCGCCACTCGCCGCGCCGGATCGCAGCGATTCTCTCGCCATCGCTCCACATTACGCCGCAGCCGGTGCAAGTATATTTGGCGGTTTCCGGCTGATCTTCGTCCCAGATCACACTCGACCAGGTGAGCTGCTGCCGATGCTCGCAGCTCGGGCATGGCACATAGAAGTGCCGCTGATCGCCCTGCAAATAAGCATCCTCGATCCAGCTCGCGTTTTTGATTGTCGGCGTGCTGATCTCGAGCAGCTTCCGCCGGTCGCCGAATGTCGCGGCGCGCTGCCACAATAGCGAGACCGGATGCCCTTCCTGGCTTTTGTCATAGCCATCAGTTTCATCGCAAACAATGAAAGGCGCCGAACGTCCGCGCATGGTTTTAGGTGATCCCGACCAGGAAAACATCAGGAAGCCGCCGGGGTAGCTCTTCATGCGCTGATTGTTGACGCCTTCCCTTGCTCTCGGCTTGGCGATCAAGTCCTGGAGCTGGTCATTGCTCTCCACCAGCGGATTGAATTTCGTCTCGAGCCAGGTCGAGAGATCGCCCTGGGATGGCTGCATCATTATCTGGCTTTGCGGGTCTTGCCCGATCTTGAACGCCTGGGCGCATAGCGCGAGCATGGTTTTCCCGACCTGGGCGCTCCACATCAGCGTGATCCGCTGGCACTCCGGGTTCGCGGTCATGTCCAGCGGCTCGCGCTGGTAGGGCGCGTGATCGAATCGAATCAAGCCGGGGACCGCGTTGCCAATCGGAACTCGGACATTCTGCTCCGCCCATTCGCTCGGCTTCAGATTCGGCGGCGGCTTTAGGTGGCGCGCTGCGGAATGGATCGTCCGCCGCAGTCCGTCGAAATTGCTGAATTCACTCGTCATCTTCGTCGGGCTCCAGGTCGAAGTCGCCGAGCGACTCGAGCGCCTGGTCGATCTCTTTCAGAATGACGGCCTTGATCCGCGTCTCGCTTTCTTCGCCCAGAATAGCAGTCGCGACCCGGCTCGGGACCGAGCGGATATTCGTTTTCACTTCAGCGAATACATTAGCCAGGGCGCGCTCGAGCTGCGCCAGGGGAACGACCTCGCCGCGCACCTTCGCCAGCTCCAGCTCGACTTTCGCCGTCTCCGCTGCGAGCTTGCGGCGCTTCAGCTCTCGCTCGTCCGCCTGGTCGCTACCGCCAGCGGATTCCTTCGCGCGCTGCTCGAGCCAGGCGGACACCTCCGCCGTGTTGATCTGCCACGCCTTGCCCCGGCTGCCGCGCTGCGACACGGGCATCCCGCGCTTGATCCAGGCGTCGACCGTAGTGTGAGAGACGCCGAAAAGATCAGCGACCTCCTGACGTGTTACGTTTTTACCCCTTGTTGTTACCGGCATTCACACTCCTGTTTCTTTTGGTAACACTTTCATTATTCTCAATCTGAAAATTTGTTGCACAATGCAAACACCGCGCTCGCGAATCACC